GGCGTGAGTATGCACGGGTACAGAGACTATCTCGCTCTCGCAGCTCACGGCCCGGACGCACTGACCAAACTCCTGTCTACAGACAAGATCATCACGATCCGCAACTCTGTCATCGGAGAAGAAGGTCCGCAGACGGTAGGCGAGCAGGTCATCTTGGCCCGCAAGCCATTCCCAAACGAGCAAGCCGCTGCGCAAATGTCATCGGAACTGATCGCGCTGGCTCGCCAAGGCAAGCACGATGACGTTGCCCGTCTCCTCGATGATCTCAAACCCGACGCCGGTAGCTCTTGGCAGAAGCGTAGCGAGGCCATCAAGCAGGCTCTCAAGGACTTTGGCGGCCGCCGTCAGGGAATGCACCAGAGCGAGATCGAGTTCATGGAGCAGACGTTCCGTCTCATGAACAACAAGCCAGCTCCGGGCAACGCCCAGATGTACGCATTCAGCAAGAACGCGAAGGCGCTCGGCAACATCATGTACCTCGGCTTCACGACGCTGACCTCGACCACAGACGTTGTCCTTCCACTCCTCCGCACCGGCCAATTTGGAACGTGGGTGAAGGGTCTCGCCCGCTATGCTGCCGATCCCAACCATCGTGATGCCATGAAGAACTCAGGCACGATGATGGGCAACATCCTGCACGGCCACCTCGCCAACCTTTACGGATCGCAGAGCGGCAAATACAGCACAGCCTTCTTCAATGCCATCGGCCTTACACCGTGGACAAACATCATGCGGAATGTCGCAGGCTCGGTCGCGCTTGAGTTCCTGCGTGCCGAAGCCCGTGTGATGCACAAGCGAGCGGGACGACCAAATCGCGCATTCCGAATGGCGAAGAAACGATTGGAGCACTACGGCCTGTCCGAGTACGGCGATCCTAACGCACCGATCTCGCTCGATAGTCCAGAGGCTCTAAACGACCCGAAGGTTTCAGAAGCTCTCGTTAAGTTCGCAGGCGAAACACTCTTTGCGCCGAACCGCAACGATATCCCTCTCTGGGCACAAACGCCGGTCGGTGAGCTGATGTTCCATCTCAAGTCATTCCCTTTGATGATGGGCCGCCTGTCACGCAACATCATGGAGGATGCTTACACCTACGTCCGCACAGCCGGTAAGGACGGAGACATCAAGCCGCTCTTCTTCATGATGACCGCAGCCCCGGCAATGGGCACGGGGACACTGGGCCTCAAGGACATCATCCAATCGCGCGGCGGCGATGACGAACGCAGCCCAGAGTTCCGCGAGCGTACATTCGAAAAACTAGCCGCCAACTTTGGCTTCGAGAGCAAAGTGCGCGGAAAAATATCAACACCGTTCGGGGACGCCCCGGCTGACGAATTTCTCGGCTGGTATCTCGAAGGGATGCTCCAGCTTGGCGGCCTCGGTCTCATCGCAGAGCTGATGTATAACACCGCCGCTCAAGCCGATAACGGGGCATGGGGACAGGTTCGTGTCCTCTCCAACATCTTCGGCCCGACCTTCGGCCACATCCCGTCCGCTCTCAACGTGTTCGCTGGCATGACAGACCAAAAGCCATCCAACTACAAGGAGCGGCAGGCTGTCCGCGAACTCGCAAGCCGCGTCCCTGTCCTCGGTGGCGTCCGTGCCATTCGAGAAGGCACCGTAGACGCCATAGCAGGCGAACAAACCAAACGCCGCAGCAAATCCACAAACGGCTGGGTCTCTAAAAATAGCAGCGGTTGGAAGGCGTCTGGCTGGTGACCATCGACATAAACCAATTCCGCGAAGAGATCGTGCGGCCCGTACTCCACGATCTCAAGATGTATTCACCTGTCGCCGAGAACCTAATCATGGGGACAGCGGCTCAGGAAAGCGGGTTCACCTACATCAAGCAGCTTGGCGGCGGCCCGGCTCTCGGAATGTTCCAGGTTGAGCCTGCAACAGCCGAGGACATCCTATTTCGATATCTCAAAATTCGCTCAGATTTGAGGGGTCGATTTGAGCAAGCCGTCCAGATCGTGCCGCCACACACCATAGACTGGGACAACACCACCATAGGGATGGTGTCAGAACGCCTGATCTACGATCTGCGTTTTGGTGTCGCTCTTTGCCGTCTGCGCTACTGGATGGTGCCGGAAAAAATGCCCTCTAACGCGGACGACCTCCCCGGCCTCGCGCGCTATTACAAGAAGCACTACAACACGCCGCTTGGAAAAGCGACGGAACACGAATTCTTGTCCAACTATCGTAGGTACGTTCGATGAACCCGGTATTCACTATGATCTTGCAACGCGCCAAGGAACCCAGCAGTTACGCTGCCATCGCATCCATCCTCGCTATGGTCGGCGTCAACATCGGTGAAGAGATGTGGTCTCACATCGTCATGGGCATCACGTCAGTAGCCGCTGTCGTCGGTATTATGATGTCTGAAAAAGGCAAACCTGACGCGTGATGCTTGTTTTCACTATCGTTGTGGTCGCCGTGGCAGCCGGGGGTTGTGCCTATTTTTATGTTAAAAACAAAAACCTCAAGGCCGTCTCTGAGGCGCGTAGCCGCATGGACAGCGTTGATGACATGTCTTCTGGTGATGCCACTAAGCGGATGCGTGACGGTCGCTACTAGCACCGTTGGCGCAGGAGCGTCGGTCGCTGGTGCTTATTTCGACTATTTAACATCCGAGAAGGGCGAACCTGTCATCGTGACGCCGCCCATCGTCGAATACAGCAAGGACATTCAGTCGAGGGCGGCTGACGAGCTGGACAAGCTATCTCACGCCTGTCCCCGCGATGTCGTCACTCCTGACTGTTCGGCGCTTTCTCGGATGATTGCGGACTACGGAACCCTCCGACAGAAGATTCGTGCTGCACAGCAGAAATCGGTTCAGCCATAGGTCGGTCGTCAGCACCAATCTCGCGCATATAATAAGTGTAGATCGCTAACGCATTCCACGCGGCAGCAATCATATGGTGCGTACCATTCTCGGGATCATGATCTTCGCCTGTTTGCCACGCCATGACGTGACGCATCATGGACGCATAGGGGACATTCCATTCTGTCCCCTTTTCCCAGTTCCGCTCGGCGTATTTTTCGGCACCTTTGCCATAATGCTCTGCCAGAGCGTACAGCGCCTCTGGCGGCAGCAAATCAAACCGCGCCTTATACTTATTATAACGTAGCGCTTTCTCTTCCTTACTCATCTATACCTCGTCGAAAAGAACATTAAGCACGGCAGCCGCTTCCTCGATGCTGTCTACCGTCCATCCCGCCAGATGCTCAACAAACGGGTGAGCGTGCGCCTTCTCCTTGTCTGACCGGATGACGATAACGGGCTTCTGCAACATGTCCGCCCAGCCGATCTCAACCATCGATCCAATCGAGGTACGCTCATTCTCGTCAGGAAAGTGTGCGACGACCGCATCAGCACGACGCACATCCATGCGGCATTTCGCAATGATTGCCGCACCCCGGTTCATGATGTCCCCATCCACTTCAAGTGGCAGCTCCTCGTCTTCCATGAAATATTCGAGGCCGCGCAGCGGGGACAGAAACCTTATGTGCGTCTCGCACAGCTCGCGCATCTTGTCGCGCCAATCGATGCACTCGCCATATGTCCTCGTCGCCATTGGACCCGCAAGATAAACCCTACCCATCGCGCGGCTCCCAAAAGTTGAAATCATCGCAGACATAGTCGTCCTCTACGTCCTGTTCATGCTGATTGCAGTACCATCCGCCCATCTCTTTGGCTGTACCGCTCAAACAACTACGGCATGTCGAAACCTTCGGGCGCTCGCCCAGCCAGCAGCTCCCACGCTGGAAGCAACCACGGCAGCGCCAATCGTCTATATTTTTTGTGATCTTCGGAGCGTCCCCGCGCATCACGCGCTCGATCCGGTCGAGGATCGCGGACGCCTCAAACTCGTCGTAGGTGACGATCTCGCTCAGATACTCGCTTGTATTCTTATTATACGCGACGAACACACAGCTCCCAATGCCCGACATCGCCATCATCATCTGCATCTGGCTTTGGTAGCGCGGGTGCGACGAGCGCACACCTTTCTTTTTGCACTCTTTCCACTTGCGGTCGTTCATGCTTTTGATCTCCAGCAGCCGCAGCTCGCCGTCGTACTGCATCTGACCATCTGCGTGGGCCTGCACATGATCGCCGTGCGAGCGGTACTCAAATTGCCGTCCTGTCAGCCCATCAACCTCGAACACATCGATCTCAGCCTTCTTGAGATCAGCGACAACGATGTCCTCGATGACATGCCCCATCTTGAAAATGCGTTTTAGCTTGGCCGATGGGGGTGTCTCGGGAAAACCACGAAAAGCAAAGCTCTGTTCGGCAAGACAATCGCCGCCGACCGATGACGCACCAATGTACTTACGCTTCTGATCGCGGCCTTCGCGTTCGTATGCTTCGTCAATCTTGTCTTCGATGCTCATAAAAAAAGAACCGGGGGTGGTGGCGGACCCCCGGCTCCTCCCCCAAGGCTAAAACGGAATTTCGTCGTTGAGTTCT